GAAGATACGTGAGCGTGAGGAAATGGATGATGTTGAAGGACTTGACACAACTATAGACTGGAAAAATACAGGTGATAATAGTTATGACGGTGAAAAGTTAAATTTACTAGTTCACGATGAAAGTGGTAAGTGGGAAAGGCCTGATAATATAAGAAATAATTGGAGAGTTACAAAAACTTGTTTAAGGTTAGGTAGTAGAGTTGTAGGTAAGTGCATGATGGGTAGTACTAGTAATTCACTTGATAAAGGTGGTGATAATTTTAAAGAACTATATAACAACTCTGATGTAACAAAACGAAATCGTAATGGACAAACTAAATCTGGTTTATATTCTTTGTTTATTCCTATGGAATGGAACTACGAAGGGTTTATTGATGAATATGGTCAACCTGTTTTTAACACGCCTGCGAATCCAGCAATTGACCCACAAGGTATAGAAATAGACCAAGGTGTTATAGATCATTGGGAAAATGAAGCTGAAGGATTAAAAGATGACCAAGATGCTTTAAACGAATTTTATAGACAGTTTCCAAGAACTGAAGAACATGCGTTTAGAGATGAAACAAAAAATAGTTTATTTAATCTTATAAAAATATATGAGCAAATAGATTACAACGAAGGTAATAAAAACTCTTCAGTATTAACGACTGGTAATTTTCAATGGGCTGCTGGAGTAAAAGATACACAAGTTTTTTTTAATGCTGACCCTAACGGTAGATTTAAAATTAGCTGGATTCCTAGTTCAAAATTACAAAATAACGTTATATTAAAAAATGGCGTAAAATACCCAGGCAATGAACATATGGGAGCATTTGGTTGTGACTCATACGATATATCAGGAACGGTAGACGGAACAGGGTCAAAAGGTGCTTTGCATGGACTAACTAAGTTTTCAATGGAAGACGCTCCAGCTAATACTTTTTTTCTTGAATATATAGCAAGGCCACAAACGGCTGAAATATTTTTTGAAGACGTTTTAATGGCGCTAGTGTTTTATGGCATGCCAATACTTGCGGAAAATAACAAACCAAGACTGTTGTATTATTTAAGAAGAAGAGGGTATAGAGCGTTTAGTATGAACAGACCTGATAAAATTTGGAACAAATTATCTGTAACTGAAAAAGAAGTAGGCGGCATGCCAAACTCAAGCGAAGATATAAAGCAAGCTCACGCTGCTGCTATTGAGATGTATATTAATGATCACGTTGGTTTATTAAAAGATGGCACTTATGGCGATATGTATTTTAATGAAACATTAAACGACTGGTCTAAATTTGATATAAACAGAAGAACTAAACACGATGCTTCAATAAGCTCGGGCTTAGCAGTAATGGCGTGTAACAGACATTTATACCGACCAAACCCAAAAGTAAAAAAACAGCCAATTAATATTAGTATACATAGGTATAATAATAAAGGATTTCAATCTAAAATAATAACAAAATAAAGTATGGTAACATCTTATGTAAACTTTCCATCACAAGCAGTAAGTGATTTAGAAAAATTATCTGAAAAGTATGGATTAGAAGTAGCCAAAGCTATTAGGCAAGAGTGGTTTAATGGTGCTACGTCTAAGTTTTATAGCAACGTAAATAGCTTTCATGAGCTAAGATTATATGCTAGAGGAGAACAGAGTATTCAAAAATATAAAAATGAATTATCTATAAACGGTGATTTATCTTATCTTAATTTAGACTGGAAGCCAGTGCCTATTATAGCTAAATTTGTAGACATAGTTGTTAACGGAATGTCACAAAGAAACTACGAAATAAACGCTTATTCTCAAGATCAGTTTGGTATAAACAAAAGAACTGAATATATGGAGTCTATACTTAGAGACATGAGAGCTAAAGAGTATACTAATTTAGTTCAAGAACAGTTTGGTATAGACATATCAGAAAATCCTCCAGAATCAATACCTGAATCGGAAGATGAGCTAGCTTTGCACATGCAGTTGAATTATAAACAAGCTGTTGAGCTAGCCGAAGAGCAAGCTATTAATGTATTAATGGATAATAGTGATTACGATTTAATTAGACGTAGAGTACTTTATGATTTAACTGTGCTAGGGATAGGTGTAACAAAAACAACGTTTGACTTTACTGAAGGTGCTAAAATAAAATATGTTGATCCAGCTAATGTTGTCTACTCACATACAGAGTCTCCATACTTTGATGATATATATTATATTGGTGAAGTTAAAGTAGTACCTATAAACGAGTTAGTAAAAGAGTTTCCTGATTTATCTGAAGATGAAATAAAAGATATAGTAGATAACTCAGGCTATACAGCTTATAGACACTCACATTATAGAAGAGAGTTAGATAAAAATCAAATAGAAGTTTTATACTTTAATTATAAAACACATATGAATGATGTTTATAAGTTAAAAAAATTAGGTAGTGGCGCTGAAAAAATAATTGAAAAAGATGATACATTTAACCCACCTGTAGAAAGCATGGGCGGTGATTTTAGTAAACTAGAAAGAAGTGTAGAAGTTTTATATGAAGGCGTTTATTTAATAGGTGCTGATAAACTATTGAAATGGAAAATGGCTGATAATATGATGAGATCAGATTCTGATTTTAATAGTGTTAAAATGAACTACCAAATAGTTGCTCCTAGAATGTATCAAGGTAGAGTTGAGTCTGTTGTTAGTAGAATAACTGGCTTTGCTGATATGATACAACTAACTCATTTAAAATTACAACAAGTAATGTCTCGTATGGTACCAGACGGTGTATACTTAGATGTTGATGGTTTAGCAGAAGTTGATCTTGGCAATGGTACAAACTATAATCCGCAGGAAGCTTTAAACATGTTCTTTCAAACTGGTAGTGTTATAGGTAGAAGTTTTACTAGTGAAGGAGACGGTAACCCTGGTAAAGTTCCAATACAACAAATAAACAATGGTGTTAATGGTGGGAAGATACAAAGTTTAATTCAAACTTATAATTACTATTTACAATTAATAAGAGATACTACTGGTTTAAATGAGGCTAGAGATGCTGCCACTCCAGATAAAAACGCTTTAGTTGGCGTGCAAAAACTAGCCGCTGCTAATTCTAATACAGCAACAAGACATATATTACAGTCGATGTTATACTTAACTGCGGAAGTAGCTGAGTGTTTATCTTTAAGAATATCCGATATAGTAGAATACTCTCCAACAAAAGAGGCCTTTATACAAGCTATAGGTGCTCATAACGTTGCTACTATAGAAGAAATGAAAGAGTTACATCTTTATGATTTTGGTATATTTATAGAGCTATTACCAGATGAAGAAGAAAAAGCTATGTTAGAAAATAACATACAAGTAGCTTTAGGCCAAAAGACTATTGATTTAGATGATGCTATTGATTTACGTAATATTAGAAATATAAAGCTTGCTAATCAAATGCTTAAAATCAAAAGAAAAGCTAAAATGGCTAAAGACCAGGCCATGCAACAACAAAACATGCAAGCTCAGGCTCAGGCTAATGCGCAACAAACTCAAGCGGCTGCTCAAGCCGAAGTTCAAAAAGCTCAAGGTAAAAACCAAGCTGAAGCCCAGCTAGAACAAACTAGAAACTCATTAAAAATACAATATTTGCAAGCAGAAATACAAGCTAAAAAAGAATTAATGAAATATGAGTTTGAGTTAAATTCTCAATTAGAAGGTATGAAAAAAGAAGCTAGCGACAAAAAAGAAGAAATAAGAGAAGATAGAAAAGACGCAAGAGTTAATATGCAAGCTGATCGTCAAAAAGAAATGATAGATCAAAGAAAACAGGGTGAATCAGTTAAGAAGTTTGAATCATCAGGTAATGATATACTTAGTGGAGACGCAGGCATGAGAAAGTTTGGTCTCTAATTTTTAATATTTTATAAAATTTTATTATGGAAGAAAATAACAAAGAAGTTGTTGAAGAAACAACTGAAAAGGTTGTTGAAAAAAAAGAACAACCAAGAGATGAAAAAGGTAAGTTCACGTCAAAGAAAAAAAATAAAGATGACGGAATTATAAAAGTAGATTTAAGTAAACCACCTCCAGTAAAAGAAGAAGTTGTTGAAACAAAAGAGAACGTAATTGAACAACCAAAAGTGGTAGAAGAAGTTGCTAAAAAAAACATAGAAGTTCCTGAGCAACCAGTAATAGAAGAAATTACACAAGAAGAAAAAGTAGAAGAAATAAAAGAAGTTGCTGAAAAAGCAATTGAAAACATGGAAGCTACAGGCAAGCCGCTACCAGAAAATATAGAAAAACTTATGAAGTTTATGGATGAGACTGGTGGAGACTTAAATGATTACGTACAATTAAATAGAGACATTTCTAAAATGGATGACTCTGACGTATTAGATGAATATTATAAACAAACTAAATCACACTTGACATCAGAAGAAAGATCATTTTTGTTAGAAGATACATATGGTATAGATGAAGAGTTAGATGACGAAAAACAAATACGTAAAAAGAAAATAGCCCTTAAAGAGCAAGTTGCCGCGGCTAGAGCCCACTTAGACGGGCAAAAGTCTAAATATTATGAAGAAATTAAAGCTGGAAGCAAACTTACAGAAGAACAGCAGAAAGCTATTGATTTTTTCAATCGATCTGAAGAACAAAAGAAGCAGACAGAAGTACATAAAAGAACATTTTTAAATAAAACTGATAGTTTTTTTGGACAAGATTTCAAAGGTTTTGAATACAGTGTCGGAGACAAA